CCGGAATATGCATCGATAAGGGGTCTTTTGTTTAACGTTCATCAGGGCCAGCGTTTAAGACGTACAGCACCTAATCCTACACTAATTGGATATTATTAAAGCCCTCCAAAAGTGTGAACGGGAGATTTTGCCAAAAATCTACCAAAACCAGGGGTATGATAAATCAATACTCTACAGGTTTACAAATGTATGAGAGTGACTGGTATTGTCACATATATTTATTTGTGTGATGATCAAACAACTACAAACGCGTGAGAGGGGTAAGGCAGACCGTCACTAAATGCACACACTCAACGCCGCCGGTGAAGGTCGACGGAAGGTGCTAGACGGGCTCTGGCGGTCAACTACACGCAGAATGGATGATACTTACTCACTTTGAAAGTCTAATAGTACAATCTGGCGTTGACTAAGACCAGAAGGTGCAGCAAATTAAAGTCACACACCGTGAACACTGGCAACGAAGCCAGCAAAGCCGGATATTTTAGTTCAGTGCTACTAATGTAAGTTGTCACAACAAGTTATACACATGTCGTGACTAGCCACAAACTGGTGGCAACCAGGCCCGCAATGCGGTTTCATATCCAATTCGACAGCAAGAAGGGGTTGAAGACTAGTTATCATCGCTGTAAGAGGTTCACCCCTACGGCTCAGCTAGTAACACCCTGACATCTATCGTCTACTAAGGTCATATTTCAAACTACCTAGAACTTAACGTGGAATGGATCTTCCCTTGAATGGATTGGCTACAATAGCAGCCACCCTACGCCCAGCCTTTTTATTACGCTGGGTCTGAGTAAACACAGCTGCACGCTGGCGTTCAGCCACACGTTGAGCCGGTGTACCACCGATGAGGGTTTCGGTCAACACACCCTTCTTGTTGCGCCTGTTATCCCACATAGGACGGGACATAATAGCAGGTACATAAGGGTTAGTTTCATAACTCTCCTCTCTCTTGACTTCAGCAACGATTTGCTGCACTGCAGCTTTGGGCACTTTACTAGCCTTATAATAATCATTAACTGAGGAAATGCCTTTGGATATAATACCACCAACGCCGGGCAACAAGCTAGTAATTGGTGTTATGATATCAGCGGCGGTTGAAATAGCATCCATGAACCAATCGCCGAGACCATTTTCGCCCACAGGCACACCACTAGGTAGGTGTGCAGCAAGGTGGGAATATAGGGTCAGGGCGATGTCATCACGTTCAGGAGGAGGCTTGGCCAACACGACCAGATCTGTGATGGTGGCGTCAGGGTGACGTTCTACAATCCAATTGACATTAATAGTCAAAGTGGTGGACAAAGATAGTCCAGAGAACACTACGCCACACATCTCAGTTGAGTCCCAAAAGACATTCTGGAATGAACGTATAGCAGCGTTCACACCAGTACTAGGGGAGGGAGCAACATTCAAGTTGGTATTGGAAGTATCACCAAATGATATAAATGGCTGAATGGGGAAGCCAGTATCACTAACGGGAATATTGTTAGACTGTAATCTAGCAACAACATAACTACCAAACTGAGCTTCCCATTGTCGGGAGCCAGGAGTTAATACAGCAGCTGCCAGATTTGATGGCCAGCCAGGTATTTGTTGAGCTGAAACAGGTGTGACTTGTGTGAACACTCCTGCAGTATCAAGTTCCCATTGATATGTTCCAGCAATCTCTATGTCAGGTACAGGGATTGACCAAGTAGTGGCCATACCTTGTTTATTGAGAACAGCCGTAGTGTTATGCACCTCAAAAGCTTTGCCAATTATCCTAGTATCACCTTGAAGGTATTGATCTGGTATGGTAAACGCCTGATAAACAGTCGTATTGGCAACTGGTGGGGCAAGACTAGGGTTAAACTGGCCACCAGTAGGGGTGGTGATGGACAGTAGTCCTCCAATAGTAGTACTAATACCAGAAGACGTGACAATCATTTCATTGGTGGGATTACTATTAGTCCCACCAAGAAATGCCTGGGTAGTAACCTTAAGAGGCTTATTCCAGGGTAACAGCACAAGTTGTGCGTCCCAAGTACCAGTAGTAATGGCAGAGGGGCATGCTATGCTGTAAGATTGTTTGACGACTTGAATGGCGACAGGGTCACGGTTCCCATCAGGGAAACCGCAGCACGTTAAGGGCGTGTCATGAAACGGGTCGATAGCGGCAGTTACAAACTCCCGACCGGCCGGTGACATTCCTACCTTGTCCCCAAACTTGGCGAGCATCTGCTCGCCACGTGATACTCGTTGACTACTCATGACGGGTTGTGGATGTAATATAGGTGATGTAAATGATGATTTAGTGTGACTAGGACCGGTAATATCGTGATCAATGATAGGCTAACCTGAGGGTCCAAAATCCCAGATAATTGAAGAACGATAAGAATGAATGACAAAACGCAGAGAAATACTAATACAGTAATATACAACAAGTGCATAAGCAATAAGCCGTCGGATTCTATGCGTACCGATATTTTAATGTCAGCTCGAATATTACTTGTTGTTTATATCATTCCATCCCACCACCACTTACTCAAAGTAGTGTGGTTAAGTCGTACATACCATGTCAAGTTGTACAACAAATGTAAGATACAAGCCCAAGGAAAAGGAAGATTGAACCAATAGTAGTGCATGGCTAATGGCAACAGCCGAAACACTAATATGAAATTGCCAAACTCAGGATAACCAGCTTGGCAATAACTATAGTATTCTACTAATGGAAATAACAACCCAATACGCCACTTGCCTACTCTTATGCGCTTAATCATCTCTTCAATACAAGGTGAAACCACATAGACAAATATGCTGGTTAACAGTGGAATAGTATTAAGAAAGAAGCGATCTTGGTAGACACAGTGTAGTAGTTGTAGTAGATTGGCACCAAGTGGGAACTCACCATCAGCTTGGATAAACTTAGCCAGAAGATCCCCTGTCAAAACACACGGTAAGTGTTTGACTTGAGCTAGAAGTTTAACGAAACCACTATGATCAGTGGAAGTCCAAGAGTGGAGATAATCCAACATGTGCCAAGTCTCAGCAACGGGTTGAGCACGAACTTTGACAAGATACTGACTGCGTTCAGTATACCTATCTACTGGCTTGTCTCTGCTCGTCAACCTTTTCATTGTCTCTAAAATGGCTTTAAGTGGTGGGATGAAAGCACAAGATGCCTCAAGAGATAGTACTTTAGATCTGAGAACACCCTTGACCAAATGTTCAGGGGTGTTGACAGTCCAGCCAAGCTTAGCCATCATGCGTGATACCTTGGGACCCAAGATAGTACCATGAGAGGTTGGCCAAAATCGGCTGGAACAAAAGGTGAGATCATAAGAATTCTCCCTTAGTACTAACTCGGACCTAAGTCCTGCCATTGCGTAGACCTCCGGCGACAAAGGAGCCAGAAATGACCGTCTACGCAAAGCATTGTCATCACCTAAAACAATGAGCTTAATCATACCTAGCAGCTCTTTAAGCTTAATACCTGGATTACAGATAGCTAGGTTGAGTACAGTGTCTATAGCATTGCTCATTGAATTACCACTAGAAGTATCTGGACTGCCAGAGGCCATTGTGCCCTCTATCCAGTATACAAAGCCATTTGGTGTGGCACCACGCCTGATAGTCGCCTTCCACATGAGTCGAAGAACAAAGGCAGGTATCCCAAACCTACCCATGACATCTAAGGAGCGGCGCAATTTGCTCCGTGACTGTGTGGAATCATAACGGCTAAAGTCGGTTTCTGAATCACGATAATCGGGATTGTTGTGGCCTAATTGATCAAACCACTCACCAATTTCTTCTCCAGTGGAACCAGCCGAATAATAAATTGGGCTATCTTTGTTCCATACCCGTGTTAGGGCCTTAGAAAAGGCCCAAACCCACGGTCCGACAACAACATTAAACTCGTCCTGGCACCCCTGAATTAGCCTAGGATCAGACTCAGCGTACTCGGTAGGAGTGGCATTGAGGAGCATTTCCATCTTCATAAAAGATTTTAACCGAGTAGCTCGATGCTCATCCTCAATTTCCTGACCATAGAGATCATATATCTGTTGATGTCTCTTCTTAGTGGCCGCTGGGAATCTGTCATTCCATGCTGAGAAATTATACACTAAATGTGTCTCAGCCATGGGAAACAGAAGTTCATAGTTGATTTCTACGAATAGTTCACTTAATTCATCATAGTTAGCATTCGGGTATGCCCTAACATCTAAGCCCCTATTGAACAACGCGCGTCTATCGTTGGCCGGGCAATTAGCGTTAATATTTGGACTATACTCCGGGAATAGGATGCCCCCCCCTGTCAGACTTTCCTTGGGCACATCAGGTTTATCGGAAAAGTCTGACACTACTGGGCAGGGACCTCCTTCATAGGCAGGGTGAAGAGGCTTAATAGGTTTCTCTCCCACGGTGCCCTTAACTAGGACGTTGGCATCTAAAGGAATAATACCGTAGTCTGGC